AAGAACAACAGCAAAGTCCTACGACAGCAGCAATGGCGGCCATATTATAATGTACATAGATTATAATATGGCTGAGATAGCTCTTATGATTTGTGCGGTATCTTCCCTGAGTGCCTCACTTGGGGGTGGATTTTACATGTTCAAAAAAGAACAGGAGAACGCGGCTAAGGAAGAATTGATAGCTGAGAGGAAGGCGTCGCCTTACGTTACCGTGTATTTTGAATGTGATTATAAAGGGGAAGAATCTGTAATTGGGGATGATGTATTTGTTGATGGAGAAGCGACAATAGAAGTGGGAACACCTATAAAATCTCTCATCGTACCAGCGGGTTTCAGTGTTGACACCTACTCCAAGGAAAATCAAGGTGGTGTAAAAATAACCCTCGGTGGTCCTTCAGATCAGAAGTGTACCACTATCAAATCAATGGTTGTTACAAAAGTCTAACTTAAACTTTTCAAACTTTTTAAAAAATTGAATCATCGTGTTCAAGCGTTCGTAAAGGTCATCACCGAGATACTGTTTTACGAATTCTTCAGGGTGTCCATTTTCTCGCATGGCATTGGCGTAGGCACAAAGTAGTGAGTATGCTTCATCCACATTTTCACCACTCCAGGTTTCTAAAAGGGTTTTGACTTTTCTCAATTTGAGAACCTCATCCATTATTTAGACAGGCCTTTCTTTTTTAATCTCGTTATATATTAAAAATGATAGCTATCGTAATTGGTATTATTTTTGTCGTCATCATCGTCGCCATCGCCACCGTGTTTCTCATGAAGTTTAATGACACCAAAAGAATTAAAGCTTTAAAGTCTGAGGCTAATAGTCAATCTAAAGTAATGGTTTTTACTGAACGTAATTATAAAGGTGATAAAACAGAGATCACAGTGGGGGATGATGATAGTGCTCAAACAGTCAATCTACATGTTAAATCCTTTATGATTCCTTCTGGATATAAATTCAGAACATTTCCAAAAAGTGATCAAATGGGTTCACCTTTCACTTATCCGGGTCCAGCATACGTAAAAAACACTGACAAAACTATCGCCTCTTTCATAGTTTTTAAAGGAATGTTAGACGAGCCCCAGCCGCCCGGTGATCTATAAAAACATTCATTCCTAAGCCGCCATTCCCTTTTTTTTGAGGACGTTTTTCAGTTCAGCCATGAGTTTAGCGCGTCGAGCGTTTACGACTGGTCGCCGTTGGGGTGGAGGAGGAGGAGGTGGTGGGGGAGGAATACCCGCACGAACCACGGTTGGAGCAACTATAGTTTGACACACTCTGATAACTCTCTGTGCATTTTTCACACTGTTATCAAAGTTCATCCTAATTTTGGTGCGAAGTTCCCTGGCTGTGAGCTTCACACGTTTACCCTTGACAGTTTTGGTGACCCGAAGACCTTGCTTCTTTGCTTTGTTTTTTAATTCAAGATACTGCATCTACTATTGGTTGAGATTATTAAATCAATATAGAATCAGATCAAGAAAAGTTTTCATATCACCCGTTTCAATAAGTCTGGCGTATAACATACCTTCCTGATCAAAATAAAGTGGATTTACATTCGCCCTATCAAATACATTTTTAAGTTTAATTTTTATTTTGTCTAAATGCATCAATACTTTGGATAATATATCAAAATCTAGGGTCTGGACACCCATACGGAATGCGACCTTGTTTACACTATATTCACCCGTATCAGTTTGAACAAGAAAATGCCTTTTTATAAATTCTTCTATTTCGTTTCTTGGGCTAATTCCGATTTGATTTGCAATTTGTGTAATTTCCATTAGATTATCTAAACCCGCTACTAACTTTCTTATGAATTCACGCTTACCTTGTGGGAGTGACATCTTATTGTGTATAAAGATAAAAAACGCACCTAGGGTAAGATGACTGATGTATTTGAACTAAAAATTATGATTAACAAGGTACTTCTTCCAAGAATTAGAAAACTTGAAGAAGAACTTGCGTCATTACGAAAACATACGTGGCCGTATGTACAGGCAAAAAAAGAATCTCATCAACTTGACGATATCGAGGCGAAGGCGGATTTTCTTAAACATCTCGATGAGGACACAGTAGTTGAATTATTGAGGGCAAAGGTAAAACTTAGTAGAAATAGTGGATTTCTAACCAGAGAATATGATATGATTTCTAATTTACGAAATAATTTTTGTTGATCTATAGTAGATGATACATTCAAGTGATGAACCTATGCATATTGTGGCTCTCATATGCCTAATCATATGTATATTTATTACAGGTAGTGGCACCACGACCATTTTACAGATGCCCCTAGTTCCACAAACTGGGTTGATGGCAGCTTGTTGTTGTTTGTCTTGCATATCTTCAACAACTACTGTCGCAAAAGATATACAGAAACGTTAAATTAGAAAAAATCATCAGTCCTGTACATATTTACAGTGAATGAACCAGTCTTTCCCATTACGGTGACTGTTTCATTTCCATATAGCTCTTGGCATCCAATGTCTTCCATACAGTCCCTCGCATTGTGGGAGACTGACACTGGGTATAAGTTTTCACCTCCGGTGGTGGTGTAGTAATTGTAGCGATCACGGCGACCACGTACCTCCTTACCATATAGGGGGAGAGTCTCATCACCATTCGTGATTAAACCCATCTGTTGCATGTGACCAGGCTTGTATTGTTTAATGGGTGGACCCCTAAATTCTGGTTCTTGGGTGTGACCACGACGAGTGGGTACTGGACGCACTGGCACTGGAACAGCTACTTCTACTGGGACCTCGACAACTTGGGGGTTGTAGAACATGTAGCCTACAGCCCCTACGAGTACAATAACAGTCAATATTAACAAGTTTGTCTTTTGCTTGTTCTTCATATACTATAGTTAAGGAAAATGTTTGAGATGAATATATGAAGGATATAACCATCTTTGAGAATTTCATCAACGATGAGGAGCTAGAACAGGCTAGACAATTCATTGGTGAAGAATCATTAAATTTATATAACAAAGATTATGGACATCCAACTCTAAATAGACAGTGGTATTTTTTGGAAGAAGATAACGCTTATAAAAAAAATTTAATTGATTTAAGACCTACACCATTCATTAAGAAATATAGTATAGAAAATATTATCCCTTCTGCACAAAAATTCATTTTTAAGATAAAAAATAGAATAGACAAATACATGAATATAGATTTTGATTTAGAACGAGTTTATTTAAATCGTCAAGTATGTGGACAAGACGTGACATTACATAAAGATGATCCACGGTCAAACTTCTACACACTTTTAATCTATATAGGTGATATTACACCAGAAAACTATGATAAGACTGGTGGAGACTTAGAATTGAAAACTAAAGAAATTACTAGAATTGAACCGTTCACAAAAAGAGCGGTACTATTCAGAGGGTATATACCACACATGGCTTATGCACCTTTAATACCAGACATTACTCGTATTTCAATGGCATTCAAACTTGAAATTCCTTCGGATGCGTTATCATTTTCAGTAGATTATAGTTAAGGAAAATGTTTGAGATGAATGTATGATATTTCAGTTAACCGAACAAGAAATGAAAGACAACTCTAAACAAATTCCACGTAATGGTATATTTTTAATAAATGATTTACTTTCACCGAGTATATGTAAAGAAATTATCGAATATATTGAAGAAAATTCTATAGAAGAATATTTGATTATTCCAGATACAAATGTTAAGGCGATGACGGTATTATATGTTAATCTTAAAAAAAATAAAAAAATAATGTCACATCTGGATAATGCTGTGAACACACTAATTTCTAAACTCTCTAACACAGTTAAAAACAGTGTCGAAATAACAGGTCGATGTCATTACCAACTTAGAAAAATATATGGTCCTACCAAATATCATATTGATCGTACCACCGAAGATTACAACGAGTATGTAAACTCTAAAAAATTACGCGTGTTTTCTGTAATTTTAGCATTTAATGATGATTATGAAGGGGGTGAATTATGTTTTCCGGTACAAAATTGTGAAACTAAGCTAAAACAGGGACAAGCTATAGCGTTTCCACCATATTGGACACATCCACATTATACAAATGATTTGAAAAATGATACATATAGATATACGCTAACTGCATGGTTGTATGGAAATTCATAATTATATTTGATACTTAAGAATAATCTTTTACATAAAGACATGAAGGTCTTGGCGATAGACATTGGCTATCATAATATGGGTTTGGTGTCTGCCGAGTTTGAAGATAGCCCAAAAATTGATGTGAAGTACATGAAAAAGGTAAGTCTCGAAGACTACAAATATCTACGTTCAAACGATTTTGTTGATCTCATTCCTTTATTTGTTGAAGATCACCAAGATATATTCGATTCAGTTGATAAAATACTTATAGAGAGACAACCACCCGGGGGTTTCACAAATATTGAGATTCTATTAAATTACATGTTCAAAGATAAGGTTGTTTTAATTTCACCTGTGAGCATGCATATGCATTTTGGTATGAGACACTTGGATTATGAAGAGCGAAAAGAAAGAACTGTGCGACTAGCTGAAAAATATCTAGATGACGAGATTCCATATGAAAGAAAACATGATATAGCGGATGCTTTTTGTATGATTGTGTATTACAACTTCAAAGTTACTACTCATATATTCGACAAGTTTAGATATATTAAAGTTAAGAATACTTAAATAGGTAACTATGTTGCTAGATTTATCTACAGAAGAACAATTAAATAAATACTCGTTAAGACCATCTAATGATATATTTTTGTTCAGTAATGTTTTTCCAGAATATATGTGTAATAAATTAGTCGATTATATAAATAAAGATGATAACAAACGTTTAAATTTTGGAGACGGAGAAAATGTACAAGGACAACAAAAAGAAGTATACATAAACGACCCATTTTATAACCCCATAACTTCAAAGATTATAGATATTTCTAATTTTATTCATAAAAAATATTTTGTTCCAGTTGCTAGATTTGATAATCAAGGTATACAAGAAAGTATAAATCTAAGAAAGATAGATGGACCAACGAGAGTACATATGGACGGTCCCGGGTTTAATATGATTAATGGAAATACGACTATACCTATAAAACATATTCGAAGTCTTTCTTTGATAATCGCATTAAATGGTGATTATGATGGAGGAGAAATTGTATTTCCATGTCAAAATTTCAGAACAAAACTAAAACAAGGTGAGGCTATTGCATTTCCACCTTATTGGACTCATCCACATTATACAGAAGATCTAAAAAATAACACTTTTAGGTACACAGTTAACACATGGGTCTCAGTATAATTTCCCAATGTATAGTATATGCCAACAGCTAAACAACTCCAGAACGCAAAGACAAAATTAAAAAAGACCCCTAAATCCAATGGTAACAAACCTGTTATACCTACAGCAGCTCTTCTTCGTTTAATTGCTGCCGACCCCAGGATTCAAAGGAATCGTAATTTTATGAAACAAGTTCAAGAACTCGTCAAGAAGAAGTAGTTTTACCTTTGAGTGTTACTTTTAGTTCATCAAAGAACGTGTCGAAAACACCCAATCTATACTGAACAAATGCCCAAAGTGCGAAAAATATAGTCTTCGTCATCTTATTTACATCATTCTCTTCCATTTTGTAAATTGGACCCACTAACCTGCCCATAAAAGTTTCATCCTTCGATTTACCAGTCATTGCAATCTCCGCTTGGGTTAATGCACATGTATCGTCGTTCACTGACCAATGATAAAAAATGAATGGTATAACCATCGAGTAAAACTCTAGATTTCTACGATTATTCGTGAAAGGTACTATCAAAATCATGAGTAAAAAAATAACATGTAGTGCAAAAATTATATTCATTTACTATATACAATGGTAAAAGAAAAAATTGTATGGAATGATCAGCACGAAAATATATTACGACAATGGGGTGAGGCCTGTGCGTGTTATAGGTTTATGCATCATAGATCATATTTACTCTATAAAGATCTGAGTATGAAATTTACCTTACCTGTCATTGTACTTTCAACTATTACAGGAACAGCTAACTTTGCACAATCTACACTCCCCCCCAGTATTCAACCCGCTGCACCATCGGTTATAGGTGGTTTGAATTTAATTGCAGGACTGATTGCGACTATCATGCAATTCTTAAAAATTAACGAATTAATGGAAAATCATCGAACTGCGGCATTAGCTCATGGTCTATTATCTAGGAATATTCGACTCATGTTAGCGATATCACGTGATGAACGTAAGAAGGATGGTTTGAAATTTGTTGAAGACTGCAAGACTGAATACGACAGACTCTTAGAACAATCTCCATCAATTCCTAAACAAATAATGACAGATTTTGATAAAGAATACCCACTTGATAATATTTTTACAAAACCCGAAATTCTTAATGTGCGTTCAATTCCAATTCTCAAACTTCCCAAGACTATTGAACCAATTGAAGCTATAACTAAAAATACACCTCTCGAGCGTGTCGGTAAATTTCTTTCTAAATCGAAAACACCACCACAAAGTGAAGCTAGTGAAGAGTCTAATCTAGATGAAGTTGAGGAGATAGAGGAAGAAGAGACAGACGTCGAGCAAGGTACACCAAAAGAATAAACATAACCACATTGGTTAGAACTCCACATGCAACGTATGGTAAAATTTTCCTTTTTAAAGGTTCTACGATACGTTTATGTAGTGCGTCATTTTCAAGCACTAAATCTATGGCCTGATTAGTAAGATCATCAATGGACTCTTTCATTAAAATAGTTGAGCAAAAAAAAGAAGAGATAAATACCGTGACAACAATTCACACGAAACAGATCAAACTCATTCGTAAGTATCTAGATGAAAGAAAGAATGTATTCATATGTGGGGGATATGGTGTTGGGAAATCGTATATTCTCGAAGAAGTGTTGAAAGGTTTAAGTCATGTTGAACTACGAACCGATCATCTAAAAAGTAAATCACCGTTTCTGACATTTATTAAACCTTCTACAAAGCATGTATTTATTGAAGACTATGATCCAGTGTTTAAACCTATCGTAGAACAAGTTTCGGATGGCAATCCTCTGACTCGTGGTTCATTGTTGGTGACTTCTGTAAACATGTGTATGTATCCAAATTTCGAAACAGTGTTTATCCCTAGACATAAACCAGATACATTACTCACACTTACAGAAGATAGGGGTCCCAAGGCTGAGAATGCGGCGTATAGATGTAATGGTAATATTCGAAACTTTTTCACTTATCTCGACGGATATGATGAAATGGACGTTTTCAAAACACCGAAAGAATTTATTGCTGAAGTACTATCAGATCCTAATCCTATACCTATTCATGATAGTATACACGAACATGGACACATGTGGGATATTTTTCAAGAGAATTACATTAATTCGGATGGTGTAAATGTTTTAAAAATTACAGAATCATTTTCAATGGCTGATCACTACGACAATCATATATACAAATATGGTAATTGGAGTCTCATGCCTTATTTTGTGTTACACGCCCTCACGATACCAAAGAAGTGTTTAGGTGAACCACTCGTGAAGGATAAAATTAGACCTGGGAGTTGTTGGACTAAACTTGGCAATTACAAAATGAGAAAGGGTAAATTTGAGGAAATTAAGAAAAAATCAAGAATGGGATTGGGGATTGAAGAATTGTGTCTTTTGAAGAAATATGCAGAGAAAGGAGACCTAAGTAAGTTGGTAGAATATGGAATCACACCTCAGGACTTCGACGTCATAAATCACCTCGCTGTTGGAAGTGGCTTAAAATCAAGAGAAGTAACAAAAGTAAAGAAGGCTCTAAAGAATGTCTACGAAGGATGAAGAACCTGAAACTGAAGAATGTGTTAAGGTTATTGGGAACGAAATCCTCTTCTATGCTGACGTCGATCGGGAAAATGCTCTTGACTTCGTCGAGAAATATAAAAAATTGGAGATCGAACTTCTTAAAAAGAAAGCTGAACTCTTTGGGTACGAACCCCTAATTAGGGTTCATATC